CCGGCAGCGGGCGGCGAAGGACATCCTCGACCGGGCGGGCGTACGCATGCAGAAGGAGGAGAAGGGGGAGATCGTGATCCGGTTTTCGGGCGGCGAACCGAGGCTGGGCATGCCGCAGCGCGGAGAGGAGGACGCATGGAGCTGACGCTTGACTACGTGCCGACGCAGAGGCAGCAGGTTTTCCACGCGAGCGAGGCGGACGAAGCGCTCTACGGCGGCGCGGCGGGCGGCGGAAAAAGCCATGCGATCTGCTGGGACGCGTTCATGCGGTGCATGAAGTATCCGGGGACGCACGCGTATCTCTTCCGACGGACATACCCCGAGCTGGAGATGACGCTGGTGAAGACGATGCTGGCGATCGTGCCGGCGCAGCTGGGCAAATACACGGCGGGTACGCACGAGATGAAATTCAAGAACGGAAGCGTGGCGCATTTCTGCCACCTGAGCAACGAGGGAGAGGGGCTGCTCAAATACCAGGGCGCGGAAATCCACTGGCTGTACTTCGACGAGCTGACGCATTTCACGAAGGGGATGTACGATTACCTGCGCACGCGCCTGCGCGCCGAGAAGCGGCTGGGCATCGTGCCCTGCGTGCGATGCGCATCCAACCCCGGCGGACCGGGACACGCCTGGGTGAAGCAGAGATTCGTGGACGCGACGGACTGCGGCAGGATCATCCGCGAGGTTCCCGTAAGGAGCGAGGTGCTGGGGAGGACGGCCGTGCGGCGGATTGAGTACATCCCCGCGCGGGCGACGGATAACCCGCACCTGACGCAGGACTATGTCTTTGAGCTGGAGCAGAAGCCCAGAGCGCTCCGCGAAGCGCTGCTCTACGGCAAGTGGGATGCGTTCGACGGGCAGGCGTTCCCGGAATTCACGGACGATCCGGCGCACTACGAGGATGGGCAATACACGCATGTGATCCGTCCGTTTGAAATTCCATACCATTGGCCGCGCTGCGTGAGCTTTGATCACGGATACACGCGGCCTTTTTCATTCGGCGTGTGGGCTGTGGACGAGGAGGGGCGGGTATACCGCTACAAGGAGCTCTACGGCTGCGTACCGGGCGAGGCGAACCGGGGCGTGATGCTCTCGCCGGGCGAGATCGGGCGGGAACTGGCCAAGCTCCTGGAGAGCGAATTCATGGACGGGATACGGCCGGCGGGCGTGGCGGATCCGGCGATCTGGGACAGGAGCCGGGGGATGAGCGTGGAGGAGCAGATCCGGGAGGCGTTCGGCGGGGTAATCTTCCGCAAGGGCGACAACACGCGGCTGCCGGGGAAGATGCAGCTGCATGAGCGGCTCAAATTCGGCGAGGACGGGAAGCCGATGCTCTATGTATTTTCAAACTGCCGGGACTTTATCCGGACGGTGCCTTCGCTCGTCTACGACGGGCGAAGGCCGGAGGACATCGACACGGCGGGCGAGGATCACATTTACGACGAGACGCGGTATTTTCTCATGAGCCGGCCGATTGCGCCGAGGACGAGGACGGAGAAAAAGGCCAGGGGTTTTGATCCGCTCGGCGACTGAGAAAAGGCGGGCAGAACGAGACAGAAAGGAGATAGGGGATGGCGAAAAGACGGAGGCAGCAGGCAGGCGATGCGCAGATGGCGCAGAGGCGGGGGAATGTTCAGCCGCTCAGCGCCGAGGAAAGGGAACTGACGGCGAGGGCCTATGCGCTCTACGAGCATTTCCGCGAGCAGCTTTCGGCAGAGCACGAGGCGATGCGCGAGGCGCGCAGGATGCGGCAGATGAAGCAGGAGGGCGCGTTTGCGGAGACGGGACTGAGCCCGACGACCAACACGCTGGGCAGCTGCGTGGACAACGTGGTGGCGGACCAGATCGACAACATGCCCGAGGCGGTGATGATCCCCGAGCGGGAGGAGACGATGCGCCGGGCGGAGGAGATGACCGACGTGGTCGGCTATGTGCTCCACCATGCGGGCTTTGCGGGGAAATACCAGAGGATCATGGAGGACGCCGTGGTCACAGGTACGGGCATCGCACAGGTATTCTGGGATGCGGAGGCGTCGGACGGCGAGGGGCTGGTGAACATCCTGAGCTGGCATCCGGAGGACTTTTATCCGGATCCGATGTACGAGGACATCCAGGACGGACGCGGCTGCTTCAAGGCGACGCACACGACGGTCAGCTGGGTGGAGGCGCGGTATCCGCACGCGCAGGGCTATGTGATGGGCGACGAGCCGATGCGCGAAGACGCGCCGGCGGACGGCTACCTGACGATGGCGCCGGACGGGGACGCGAAGGTGGCGCTGCTTGAATTCTGGTACAAGCGCTACGACGCGGAGACGGGCGCGGAGGAAGTCCACATGGCGCAGCTGGCAGGCGGCGCACTGCTGCTCTCGACGCAGACAGGCTTTGGACTGGAGGACGGGCCGTTCGCCGGCGGCGTATACGCGCACGGGCAGTATCCGTTTGTGATGTTCAGGTACAGGGACGTATGGCGCAGGCCATTCGGTTCCGGACTGATTCACGATTACAGGCCGTCGCAGCGGGCGATCGACCGGTACTGCAAATACATCGACGACAACGCGCGGGAATCGAGCGTGCAGCGGCATTTTATCCGCAGGGGCTCCGGCGTGAACGCGGAGGATGTGGCGGACATGCGCAGGACGGTCATCGAATGGGACGGAAGCGACATCCGGGAGGTGCTGCAGACCGTACAGACCCAGCCGATCAACGGGCAGGTCTACCAGATGATGCAGTACCTGGCGGACGCGATGAAGCAGGACTGCGGACAGAACCAGTTTGCACGCGGGGAAGGCGGCATGAACGTGACGGCGGGCACGGCGATCAGCGCCCTGCAGCAGGCGGGCAGCAAGATCGCCAGATGGCACACGGAGCGATTCAAGGAAGCGTTCCGGGAGATGGTGATGCAGGTGATGTGGGTGCTGCACGAATACATGGAGCCGGGGCGCGTGCTCTTTATTGCGGGCATGGACGGAACCGGGGAGCGGATGATCGAGATGATCCGCGAGGGCGAGGGCTTTTCGCGGCCGGCGTATACGGTGCGCGTCCAGGTTCAAAGGAGCAACCCCGACCAGATTGCGCGGGACAACGAGTTCCTTTTGCAGGCGGCGCAGATCTGCGCGCAGGCGGGAACGCCGCTGCCGGCAGAGGCGATTATCCGGCTGATGGAGGGACAGAGGATCAAGGAGAGCGTACTGAGGGCGATCGGCGAGGGAAACAGCGCCGCTGCAGCGCAGGCAGCCGCAGCACAGGCACAAAGCCTTTGAGGGTTTTGCGATAAAGAAAAAAGAAAGGGGACGAAAAAAGGATGGAAAGAAGGACGATGATGCAGCAGGAGGCGGACAAGCAGCCTGCGATGCAGGCGGGCTACGAGGCGCCTGGCGGCCTTGCCGGCATGCCGGTTACGGCGCAGGAGCTGAGCAGCGAGCTGATGGAGGACGCGCAGGAAAACGCGCAGGCGGAGAACATGGAGCTGGAGACGTCCATCCGCGAGGGGATCGCGGAGCTGTTTGAGGACGGCTGGACGGCGGAGGAACTGGCGGCTTTCTCGCAGGACGAGGGCGTACGCGCGGACATCGCGGCGGGACGCGACGTTGTGCGCGCGGCGTGCATGTACCTGCGCAGGCAGATGGCGGCGGGCGGCTTCATGCGCGGCAGGCCGCGCAGGGGCGGCATCCCCGTGGCGCGCGCGGGCGGCGCATACGGCGAGGCGGCGGGCAGCCGCATCGAGCAGATGAGCGACGCGCAGTTTGAGGCCTTCTCCAGGCAGGCGAAGGAGGCCGCGATGATGGGCCGGAAGGTCCGGATGTGACGAAGAAGAGCGACCATAACGAGAAAGAGGAGGACACAACATGGCGTACACGAGTCTGAACACCAACATGACTGCGAGCGCGGGCCTGACGCCCGGCATGCAGACCTACTACAACAGGGAACTGCTGCGCACGTTCGAGCCGGAGCTGGTGCATCTGCAGTTCGGCGACGAGCACAGGATGCCGCTGAATTCCGGCCTTGTGATGAACATGCGCAAGATCATCCCGCTGGAGGCGAACACGACCGCGCTCACCGAGGGCGAGCCGGGCGAGAGCGTGATGCTGACGGAGACCGAGGTGACGGTGAAGCTGG